AAGATTAAGGAATTGAATTGTCAAGTCGTATTTTTCCATAATTTAAGATTTGACGGTCAATCCTTAATCAATTATTTTGTAAATAACGATTGGCAATATGGAGTTGATTATCAACTTATATTGTCGTCCGACGGAATATGGTACGAAATCAAGATTTTATCCGACGGACATATTATTAAAATTTGGGATTCATTAAAGAAATTCCCAGGATTATCAGTTGCAAATTTAGCAAAGATGTATAAATATCCTGATAAAAAAGCGAAACCACATTTCGAAACTTATCGTGGATTAAATTACCAACCAACAGAAGAAGAAATTGAATACTGTTTACAGGATAGTAGGATTGTAGCTTACGCAATCGGGAAACAATGGGAGTTAGGATATACAGCAATGACTTTATCATCCGATGCTTTCAAAGGAGTACAGAAATCAATAAATGGAACAAGATTCTGGAAATACTGGCGTAAAGAAATGCCAGAACTTACGAAAGAATGGGATGACTGGATTAGACCATCTTATAAAGGTGGATGGACGTATCTAAATCCTAAATTTGCTGATAGAACATTGGAGAATATTAAAGTTTATGATGTTAATTCTCTATATCCTTGGGTAATGAGAGATTGTTTATTACCTTATGGGATACCAAGAAAAAGAAAACCGTATGGTGGAGAATTATATATTGTTAAATTTACTTGTGATTTCCAGTTGAAAGACGATTACTTACCAATGATGCAAATTAAAGGTCAACCAGATTTCTACAAAGGAAGTGAATATCTAACAAGGTCATTGAAAGGTGAAACGCTGACAATGACAAGTATAGATTTTGAATTGTTCCAGAAACATTACGATGTTGATATACTTTCAGAACCTTACTATGTTTCTTTCAATGCTAAAACAGGGTTATTGAAAGATTATATAGATTGTTAGATGCAGTGGAAAATTGAAGCAACAGAAACAGGAGACAAAGCAAAAAGATACATAGCTAAAAGATTCCTAAATTCTCCATATGGGAAAACAGGAATGAAGATTGAAAGAGTGAATAAGATTCCGATTGGAAGAAATGAAGATGGTTCTATTAAATACACAACAGAAGTAACAGACGCTGAACCTAAATACGTCCCCTATGCTTCTTTTGTATGTGCGCAAGCAAGGAAGAAAACCATAGAAACGGCACAAGCTGAATATGACCATTTCATTTATGCTGATACGGATTCAGTTCATTTGATTGGAGAAGCTGAAAGTGATATTGAAGTACATGATACAAAATTAGGAGCCTGGAAACTTGAAGGAGAATTTGAACTTGGAAAATACCTTAGAGCAAAAACGTACATCCACGGTCACTTTATGGACATTGGAGGAATGGGAAACGTACAAGCTAAGGAGATAGTTGTCGATGAAGTCAAGTGTGCTGGTATGTCAGACAACGTTAAGAATGTTTGCACTTGGGAAAGATTCAGAATTGGAGAAACATTCAACCCAGAAACAGACGGAGTTGGAAAGATGGTGCAAAGAGGAGTAAACGGAGGATGTTTACTTACAGAAATGCCATTTACAATTAAAGAAAACACTTGGGGATATCTATGAGTGAAATTTATAAACCTGCAAATACATCACAGAAACAATGTGGAAGCTACAATATACAGTATTGTTCATACTGTAAGAAATATCAACATTACAGGAGGATTAAATGTGGAAAAGGAGACTACGATAAGTGTACCGTCTGCGGAAACAAAAGAAATTTGGTATGATAAAACTCCTTTGCTTTCAAGAAATGGATTATTTAATTTCGTTCTTGGAGCAAGAGGAACAGGTAAAACATTTGCCTATAAGAAATGGGCGATTAAATCAGATAAACAAACAGTTTGGGTAAGAAGATACCAAGAAGATATAGATGATTTACAATCTAAATTCTTGGGAGATTTGTACCAAGAAGGAGTGATTAGTCCAGATGACGATATATACATTAAGAATGGAATACTTTACATCGGAGGAATTGAAAAGATTTTCTTCGTGTCTTTGTCAACATCGGCAAGGAAGAAGTCTCAATCGTATGGTGGAGTCGATAAAATCATTTATGATGAAGTATTCGAGGGAATTGGAAACCGTAGATACCTTGCAAATGAAGTTGACTTGCTCTTAGAACTCTATGAGACAGTTAACAGATTGCGTATCGATGGGCGTAGAGATTGTAGAGTATTTCTATTATCCAACAAAACCAGCTTTGTCAATCCCTATTTCACATATTGGAACATTCTACCTTTCTCCGAGAGATTTAAGACATTTAAGAATGGTCTTATCGTGGTCGAGAATTATGAAAACCAAGAATTTGTGAGATTGAAGAAACAATCGAAATTCGGTCAATTAGTAGAGGGAACGAAATATGGTGATTACGCAATAGATAATATTGTCTGGCTGGACGATTCAGCGTTCTTAGGAGATAAACCAGAGGATGCACAAAGGTGCATATGCAATATCAGATTCGGAGAAACAAGATTTGGAGTCTGGGAAGGTGGTTCGGTCTTATACTTTGGAACAGAAACAAATCCAGATAGAATTACATTCACAACAATGTTCGAAGCATCAGATAATGAGTATTCCTTATCTCCGAACAGACAACCATTAAAGAGTATCAAAGAAATATTCTTAACTGGTAGAGTGTTATTCAAAAACAATGTTATAAAAAATGCTGTATTTACAATAATTCAAACAGGAGGAAAAATGCCATGAAAATAATCATAATGGATAATAAAGCAACCAGGATTATAGAACACTGGGATGTTGAAGCAAGAACAATCGAAGACGGAGAAGAATTGATAAAATTCATCGAAGCTGGAATAAACGCTTACGAAGATGATAGAGCAGAATCTCGTATAGATGCTTATAATCAATTAGCAGATTTAATTTGCGATAAAGATAATGTAAATATCCCATCTCACTATAAACCTCATAATATAATTAAAAATGAACCTATTAATACAATTAAGTATATGGTTTCAGATGACGCCTTTAAAGGATTCCTAGTCGGTAATGTCATAAAGTATGTGTCAAGGTATGATATGAAGAATGGTATAGAGGATTTGGAGAAAGCAAAGAAGTATATTGATATGTTGGAAAATGAGTATAAAAAGTAAGGTGATAATATGATGGCTATGAAATCAATTCAGAAATGGTGTAAAGAATATAATGTTCCGTTTAAATTTGATGATGGCTTCCTAATTAAAGTTCAAATTATAGAGTTAGATAAGCATAAATTAGGTAATTGTAAGTATTATAAAGAGAGAGTTCGTAATGCTTGTGTAATATCCATATCTGATAAGTTTAGGGAACATTATTTCTTATTTGATTGTATCCTTTGGCACGAATTTTGCCACGCTGAATACTATCTTAAAACAGGAGATTCCGACCATCATTCGGAAGGATTCCATAGGAGACAATGGAGGAAACCGATTTTGGCTATTGGAGACTACATAGCCAAATTCATAAACCCTTTTCTTTGAATTTTAAAACAGGGGAGGAAACTCCCCTTAAAATGTTTAGATATTCTCATTTACAATAAGGTATATTGGATATCTGTTACTTATAGTAAATTGGTCATTTTCATATACAGTTTCTGTATAAACTCCGTCAACATATTTGTAACTATAAAATGTTGAAGATATATCACTATTTGCAGGGTCTATATCAACGTTTGCAAATGACAAATACAGTACATTGTTACTACCATTACTATAACCGTTTATTGCATCGGTAATAGTTTTTAGCCTAATGTTATACTGATATGGTTCTCTACTTTCATCTTCATATCTTATAAGATAACATTCAAATAAGCACCTATGGTAATATAGGTTATTACTACTGGCTGTTTCTTTAATTGGAACATAAGCACCAATTATAGTAGTGTCATCTGTTGTTGATTTGAAAGTATCAAAATACTGAAACATCTCTTCAAAACTGGTGAAACTTTTAATTACTAAATGCCCACCAGAACCAGACCCGCCACCTTCTCCATACATCAGCTTTCCATCTTCTCCGACCATCAGAACCTTTCCAGCTTCTGATACGCCAGGAGTAGGTACTTCCAGCTTGTTGAATTTGCTTTCATTCTCTCTGTAATTTGCATCTAATTTCTTTGTCATTTTATTCCTCCTTAACTTCCACTTCCAAGGTCAAGAGCATAAAGCTCAAATCCTGCTGAAAGATTTACATTT